TAAATATGTTTGCAGCTACCAACAGCGTCAGCCGTCGCTACCTCAAGCGTGGCGAACTGATCGCCAAACGCCGTGCAGAAGCGGCAGAAGGCAAAGCACGCGTTGATGTAAGTGCCGAGCGCGTTTTACGCGCTGTGTCAGCGCCGAGCCTTCGCGAAAAACACGAAGATGGCGCAATGTGCCTGCCCGCCGTAGCGATTTACAGCGCCGGGCACCGCAAGGTTCGCAAAGACGCAACACACATCATTAAGTGAAGTGAAAAACTCAAGGACGGATATCGATTCCCGATGTGAAAGCATCAGCTGAATACGAGGCTTGATTTTTACAGTCGACCACACCGCCCATAGCTTTTGCAGTGTCCCAACCGTTCGAGTAAAGCCGGATGACAGCATTTCTTTTTACATCGGTTCGGCTCTTTATCATAGCGCCGAGCTTATACCATTTTGCGAAGTCTCCATCTAAAAGCCCATTTTTATAATCGAGGCAACCAACCATCCAGATTCCACGGCCTTCATCTTTTGCCTCAGCTTCTGTCATCTGTGCTGTCGCATGTGAAAAATGCAAAGAGCAAAAGAACGTCAGCGCCAAAGCAATAATTCTTCTCATGACATTTTTCTCAAGTAACTCTGATGACTTAAATAATGCCTAAAGCTGTTTAATTGCACCACTCAAATCACCGCAATGGCCTGTTACGACAGGTCATGACGGTGCATTTGCACCAGACGCGTAATGAGCCGCAATGCGGTACGAGAGTTTTTCGCCTTTGGCTCCTGCAGGAATGCAGGGGCCATTTTTTTAACCAAACCACCCAAACCCATTTAAGGATGTCCACGATGAATCTTGCGATCGCGGGCGGCACCATCGTGGATGCCGCTCAGCTTTACCCTTCCCAGTTAACCCGCTTAACCGAACGCCTGCGCACTATCTGCCGCTGGCTGACCGACACCATGAAACAGCCAGGGAGACCCTGATGAAAATTCGCTATTTCCAGAAAGCGCAGGAGCTTTCACGAGAGGCCCATCTGTTCGGCGACGTCGCGAAGTGGGCTATGGCAATGCTGTTGTTACGGAGAGCGCACCAGTGAAACTTTCATGGCGAGCAAAGCAGGAAGTCGAAGAGATTATGAAAAACCTCTCTGAGACCGATTTAGAGCGCATCGGCGCTGAAGTCGACGCGATGATGGACCAGCACAAGATTAACCCGCTGATGACCGCCCTGTGCGCGTTCCTGCCGAAGCATTTTGATTATCCCGCTGTCGAGCTGGTCGACGAAGACGACGAGCAATACGAAGCAGCCGAAAACTTCCTGCGCGAAGCGATGGTGAAAGTGGCTAAGCGGGAAATGGCGATCGGGATTTATTGCCGGTGCCATGGCAATGAGGAGGCTGCATGATGCAATCAGTTGGTCAGCTTGACCGAAGTAAATATCTAGGCGGCAGCGATGTCGCCGGTATCCTCGGAATCTCCCCCTGGCGCACCCCGCTGGATGTTTATCTCGATAAGGTGCAGCCGCGCAGAGAGCCGCCCTCACCCGGCAAGCAGAAAATATTCAGTCGCGGTCAGAGGATGGAACCTTACGTTATTGATCTTCTCTCCGAAGAAACAGGCCTGGTAATTGCCCGGCGCGGAGAGCGCTACCTTGATCCCGAGTTGCCCTACATAGCCGCTGAAATAGACGCTGAGGCAGAGAGTGGGGAAAACATCGAGATCAAGACATGTAGCCCTTTTAAAGCACGGGAATGGGGAGAGCAGCAGACCGACGCAATTCCGGTTCATTATACCGCGCAGGCCATGCACGGACTGATGGTTACCGGGAAAAAGGTTTGTGTGTTTGGCGTGCTGATTGGTGCCGATGACTTTCGCATTTACCGGGTAGAGCGCGACGACGAGACGATCGCCGCAATAAGGGAAAAGGAAATTCAGTTCTGGGAGATGGTTACCACCCTGTCGCCACCGCCGGTCACCGCAGTAAGCGACGTGATGCGCATCTTTGATAGGGACGCGGGTACAGGGATTGAGGCTGATGGCAAAGCACTGGAAGCTATTATCCAGCTCCGGGAGTTGCAGGCGCGCCGGAAGGAAATTACGGATGAAATAGAGTTTGCAGAGCAGAAGCTGAAGCTCTTCATGCAGCAGAACTCGTTTATCAGCCTCGAAGGAAAGCAGCTGGCTACCTGGCGTACCCAGAACTCCACCCGTTTCAACATTGCCGCGTTCAAAGAAGCTCACCCTGAGCTATACGACGCGTTCAAAACCACCACGAAATCTCGCGTTTTCCGCATCAAATAAGGACTCACAATGTCATCAGCAGCACTAAAATCCGCAGCGACCGGAGGTGACGTCGCGCCTGCGCAGGACCGTAAGCCAAAAACACTGACTCAGCTTATGGCTGACCCGAACACCAAAGCGCAGATTGCGCTCGCCTTGCCTAAGCATATGACGGCCGACCGACTGGCCCGCATCGCAATGACAGAGTTGCGTAAGACGCCAAAGCTCATGCAGTGCGACCAGATGTCTTTCCTTGGGGCCATTATGCAGTGCGCCCAGCTTGGTCTGGAGCCCGGCGGCGCGCTTGGGCACGCCTACCTCCTTCCTTTCGATAAACGGCAGAAGCAGGGAAATCAGTGGGTCACCGTTGCCACTGAAACGCAGCTGATAATCGGCTATCGAGGGATGATCGACCTTGCCCGCCGCTCAGGCCAGATAGTCAGCCTGTCGGCGCGCGCCGTATTTGAAAACGATAAGTTCAGCTATGCATACGGCCTCGAAGAGAAGCTGGAGCACGTGCCGAACGAGGATGGTAATCCCGGCGCCCTGACCCACGTTTATGCAGTCGCCCGCCTCAAAGATGGCGGCGTGCAGTTTGAAGTGATGAGCAAGGCAGCAGTCGATAAGGTGCGTGCGCTCAGTAAGTCAGGTGACAAAGGGCCGTGGGTTGATCACTACGAAGAGATGGCAAAGAAAACGGCTATCCGCCGGCTGTTTAAATATTTGCCCGTCAGCATTGAGCTACAGCGAGCCGTTAACCTCGACGAAAAGGCTGAGGCCGATGTGCCGCAGGACAACGCCTCGATCATCACGGGTGAATATGAAGTCATGCACGACGAGCCACCAGCCGGGGATACAGACAATGCGTAAACTCGCGCAGTATCGCCGGAACACCCACCCCAACAGCGGCTTTAAGGAAAAGGTCGCCTGGCAACTTTCAAAAGGACCACGTACAGGGCGCGAATTAAGCGCCTTTTTTCATATGACGCTCGGCGAGTTCAACGGGCTGATGCGCGGATGCCTCCGCGGTAAAACAGTCGTTATCGAAGTCAGCGAGCCGGCGCCGGTCGATGGCTGCATCGACTACACCTACACGCTGATCCGCACCCGCCGCATTGTCAGCTCCCACCCCGAAACCATGATTGTCAGCCGCCGCTCGTTCGCCGAGCGCGGCGAAGAAAAACGTCAGCAGAACATCATCGCAGCTGAGAAGCGCGCCCGCCTGATCAACAAAGGCTGGTATCCAGGCTGCCTGGAATAATTTCGCCGCTCAGCGGCAAAGGAGATGACAGATGAGTGGAGTGCGGATTTATAAAATTAAAGAGCTTCAGGGCTACGTCGGTTTTGTTGGTGATGAAGAGTTTGTTGCCAAAGATAGCTACGCCGCCCTACAGAAAAAGCTGGATGCGGCCGAGGCGAAAGTACGTCAGCTGGAGTGGGATAGCGTATTCATTCCCAAAGATATTGAAGCAGCTCTGGCGGTAATGGGTGTGGCGCTTCCTGAATCAAAGGAGGAGTTCAACTTCTCCATCAACCGGTGGATACAGCGCCTAGTTGACCGTGTAATCCGTGTCGGGCCGGAACTGGATGCAGAGCGAAATAATCTGCGCGCCGAAGGCGTCATCATGTTCGCCACTAAGCAACTGGCCGCCGCCGGCGATCTGGACAGCACTATCACCCTGGAGCGTTTGATGCTCGATGCAGAAGAGTTAGCCGGGCAGCTGCGCGCCGGTAAGGACGGTGAGTGATGGAACAACCAATCCTTGATATGTGCTGCGGCTCCCGCATGTTCTGGCTTGATAAACGAGATGAGCGTGCCGTGTTTACCGATATTCGACGTGAGCAACA